TCACGTTTCGAAACAGGATGCGCACGTATTGATATAGGTACGCGTTGGTCGGTTAAGGATATTATAGGTAACGGCATCGAAAGTAAAATATACGATAAGTCTATTATAGTTTCAGCGTTAGATGAACACGGTAACTCATTCTGCGAGGCTGTAATGACCACTGATGAGTATAAACAAGTACAAAAACGCACTGCCAAAGAGATATGGTTAGCCGAATATCAACAGCAACCGATCGATATTGAAGGTAGGTTATTCAGTGATTACAAGCGCATCAATCAAAAGGAATTTGACGAGTTTATAGTCAATAACCAAGTTGAAGGTACACTGGCATATATCGATGTATCTGACACGGGAATGGATTACACGGCAATGGCAATAGCGGCAATAGTCAAGAATCAAACGTACATCGTTGACTATGTATTCAACCGTGATAATACCGATCTGACTATACCGCAATGCGCAGCGTTACTAAACAAGTGGAACGTATCATATTGTAGGGTTGAATCCAACAACATGGGCGCAATGTTTGCGCGTAACTTACAGAACCTAACCAAAACAAAGATTCTTCAGGTTGCAAATACGACAAATAAGATTACACGCATTATAATGCAGTCGGCATTCATCAGCCAACGAATGCAATTTGTAGTAAAAGAGGAGCAACAATGCCTTACATTTATTGAAAATATGCTCTCATTTAGTAAGGAAGGCAAGAACAAACATGACGATGCACCCGATTGTTTGGCGGGGTTAAGTTTATTTTTGCAATCTATGTTTAAAAATTTATCGTAACTTTGATTAAAATCTAATCATATGATCAGATGAATCTGAACTTCTGGGAGACTTTTTTCGGTATAGATCAAAACCGACAAGATAGGTACATCAACCAATGGAATAGAATATTCCCCGTAATGAATCAAATGTGGGGAGTTAAGAACGCCGTATGGATTGACACTAATAACGCGTGGCAACACTACTTGGATATTCCCGAATTACGTGCGGTGATCGACAAACGCGCATCAATGATGGCTGCTAATAAACCAGTGTTGTTAGATGCTGATGGTAACGTAGTAGAAAACCATTGGTTCGTTGATCTTGCTAAACAACCTAATCCAATTCAATCCTGGTCGGATGTTGTATATTCATTTAGCGTTAACGATGCGCTTTATTCTAACGCGTTTGGCTACTGTCCAAAGCGATCATTTGACATTCGCAACTTACTTGTTCCATTACCTTCTAATCGTATTCAGTTAGATACATCAGGTAAAACGCTTAAACAAATGGATGAGGGCGGCATGATCAACCGTTATAAATTCAGGTATGATGACGATAAGTTAGAGACAATCGAGGTTGATGATATGATCTATCTAACAACGGCAGATGGGATGAACATCCTTAAACCAATTTCACGTATAGATTCATTGAAATATCCATTGTCAAACATCAAAGCATCGTATCATAAGCGTAATGTACTACTTGAAAACATAGGAGCAATAGGTATCTTATCAGCGCAAAAGAGCGACATGGGGGGTGCTATTCCAATGACACCTGAAGAAAAGACAGCCATTCAAAAGGATTGGTATAACAGATCTAAGGATGAGTTATTGATAACCGAAAGCCAAGTTAATTGGACACCGATGTCTTACCCAACTAAGGACTTGATGCTATTCGAAGAATTGAACGCTGATAAAATGGCGATTATTGACGCGTATGGAATGAACGTAAACCTATTCTCAAATGAGAAAGGCTCGACATTTAGCAACGTGAAAGATAGTGTTCGGATGGTGTACACTGATACTATCATCCCTGAAACTCAACAGATGTATGATACTATTGCGCATCAATTAGGCTTAAAAGAACAAGGTTATTCGATTAAAGCGGATTTCTCGCACTTGCCGGTGTTACAAGATGATGAACAAACCAAAGCGGCAGCGGACAAAACTAAGGCTGAAACGTACAACATACTTTTACGTGATGGCGTGATTACGCAAGAACAATATGCAATGGATTTCGGCATTGAATTACAACAAGCATCACAGCAAGATGCAAAAGCGGCAGCACTTGCACAGGCACAAACAGAATTGAAAGGTACAGTTGGAGGTTTAAGCGGTATTATAGAACTCAATACGGCGGTTACAAGCGGATTAGATCGCAACACGGCTGTAAATGTCCTAATTAATTACTACGGTTATGATCCTGTAACGGCAAATTCAATGATAACAACAACACAAATTACTTCAAATGAAGGATTATAACATATACAGAACCAAAGCGGCAGCGGATATAAAGGATGTTGATAGCGCAAATAGACAAGTGGCAGTGTACTTATCTAAGTTCGATAACATCGATTCGGACAATGACATGATTAAACGAGGCGCATTCGCTAAATCTATTCAAGAAAGAGGTGTTGATTCGACATCTAACCGTAAAATTGCCTTTCTACGTCACCATGACTGGGAGCAACAGATCGGTAAATGGTTGAGCCTTCAGGAGGATGATAAAGGATTGTTCGCAGTTGGTGAATTAGGTCGATCATCTAAGGGTGAGGATGCTTGGTTAGACTATGAAGATGGTATTATCCGTGAGCATTCGATTGGATTCCAATATATGGGTGACAAGATCAAATGGATGGATGACAATTCAATGGAAAAAGGCGGTTATTGGATGGTTTCAGAGGTGAAATTGTACGAAGGTAGCGCGGTTACGTTTGGTGCTAACGAATTGACTGAAGTTGTAGACGTAATTAAGTCAGAAAATCGTGTTGAATACGCTGATAAGATCGCAAAAGAGGTTGAGGCATTGATCAAAGGACTAACAAATGGTAAGGGTACAGATGAACGCCTTTACGAAATGGAAATGAAATTAAAGTTTTTAAATGCTAAGTTGCTAACACTTGCTAAACACGAACCGCTTGACTTAAAGCATTCGGTAGTTAGTGAGCCGGTAAAGGTAATCGAGGCGTTTGATTGGAATACAGTTATAAACAAGTTAAAGTAAAACAAAAGCAAATGGAAAATTTAACACCAGAGCAAGTAGTTGAAAAAATTAATGGACTACTTGACGAAAAATTAGGAACAACCGCTACAAAAAGCGAGGTTGAAAGCCTAAAAACAGACTTGGAAGGCTTCAAAACACTTGAAGTTAAGAACCAAGAAATCGAAAAAGCAATCGCAAGAATGGAAGGGCGACTTGAGGCAATGGCTGAAAAAGCTGTTGAGCCGCGTTTCGTACCTAAATCTGTTGCTGATGCAATCGTAAACGCTTATGTATCTAACATCGAAGCAATCAAAGATACTGCTGAGAAAGGTGGAATGCTTTCTTTAGACGTTAAAAGCACTACAATCAACGCTGATTATGATGGTGTTGTTGCATTGTCTACATTGGAGCCGGGTGTTGATAACATCGCTCGACCAGTAATCAAAGTTCGTAACGTAGTTAATACGGGAACAACTTCATCTAAGTTTGTTGTTTACATTTCGCAAACAGCTAACACATCAGCATCATGGGTAACTGAAGGTGAAACAAAACCAACTTCAAATCCAGGTTATGAAGAGGTATCTGTTGAGGTTAAGAAAGTAGCATCAACTGTTAAGGTATCAAAAGAAATGTTGGCTGATCTTGCTTTCGTTCGTTCAGAAATCAACGCTGACCTTATGGCAGGACTTGACCAAGCGTTCGAAGATGCACTAATCAACGGTGCTGGTGGTACTTCATTGAATGGTTTACTTTCATTTGCACAACCGTTTGCGGCAGGTACTTTCGCGGGAACTATTCCAGCGGCTAATGTATCTGATGTTATTCGTGTTGCTAAAGCACAAATTCAAGGTGCTAACTTTGAGCCTACTCACGTATTGTTGCACCCTGAAAATGCAGCTAAAATTGAGTTGACAAAAGCAACTGATGGTGGTTACACTTACCCGGCGTTTTGGGATCGTAACATGATGTTAGCTGGATTGATCGTTGTTACTTCAACTAACATCGCTCCTGGAAAGTTCCTTGTTGGTGATATGAGCAAATCAAACGTTCGTATTCGTGAAAACATGAACTTACAAGTAGGTTATGTTAATGACGATTTCCAACGTAACATGGTTACTATATTGGCTGAAATGAGAGCTGCTCATTATGTTAAGAACAACCAAGTTGATGCGTTTGTAACGGGTGATTTCACAACTGCAATCGCAGCGTTAGATTCGGCTGTATAAATTTCTAAGGGGGTGAGATAGCCTCATCCCCACTTTTATTTGCACTATGGAAAAAAAGAAAAGACGTAAAAAAATAGACGTATCGCTCGACACAAAGAACGTTGACGTAACATTCACACGTGAGGAAGATGGGGATATCGAAATAACTTTGGACACGCCAAAAGTAGATGCTAAATTCATTAAGAATGAAGAAGGCTTTTCACTTGACATTGATGTTAACGATAAAGATTATTACGAGTTCGAAAGCAACGGTAAAAACAAGCACTTGCCAAAAGGCACTGTTTGGAAAATAACCGGCGCAATGCTTAAACACTTCCTTAAAAACAAGTTCGGTAAACTCAAAAAATAAGTAACAAATGCTTTTAGATTTAGACGATTTCACGGGTAAATATGAGTTACATACAGGAATGTATGACCAAGCCAAATTGTTGGAGTATATTCAGATATACGAAGAACAG